GCCGTCAATGTGACGGCACCCAACGGCGTGTCAGTACGACTGCGCCGTGCAGTGCAGATTGCTTTAGATGGTCTGCAGACTCATCAAGGGGGGTAATGATATTACTATCACGGCCCTCCATAAAGAGAAAGCACTTCATCAAAGCTCCGTATCCCTCCAATTCGTCAGTGCGACGAACTGGGCTCGGAACCCACGCTTTTATTTCAAAGCGTTGGTAATTATCGTTCCATCTTTCAACGGAACGATAACCCAAGTATGAGATACGGCCCAGAGCTGAGCTAGTTTCAGATACATAGGGTAAAGACCCTAGTATACTCTCAAGTCGTTTAAACATGAGAGTGGCAGTATGCCAATAGCCTACTTTGTAGAAGGCATTGGCAGTAGCTGTCCAAGAAATTAGTTTATCAGCCTGTTGCCGATTCTGCGGGATGGTCTTACGGAGATAAATCGGGGTAACCCGTTCACCTTCATAAGCATCCTCACCACATGACTCTCGGAAGCTTCCGCTCACGAAAGTCTTATTGGTGTTCACTTTACAATTGTACTTTTGTAAGTGATCGAGAATCGCATCCGCATACATCGTGGGAACGACTATGTCGTCCCCATAGATGTGGACGTTCCTAGAAACCTTAAAACAGTTTCTAGGCGTCACAGGAAGGCCCTGTTCCTGAAGTAATGCTACTACACATATAGTGTAGAAGTACATAGCTTCAACAGGAAAACAGAGAGCAGAACCCATAGAAGCGAATTTTCTCAGTGGCTCAATAATTGAACCATCGGGAAGTAACGCTTTCGTCGTTCGACATGCTTCAATCGCATCCTGAAGATCAGGATTTGAGCGGAACATCTCCATAGCAAGATCATGGGGAACCCGATCACTTGCATCTGAAAGATCAATTGTTGCTAATCGACCTGTCTTAGACGACGTCATTGCAAGCCTCTGGTTTATGGCTTGATCACGAAAATTTACGTGACCTCTTGCCATCCAGTTCGAATCAATAGCAGCATATAATGCTGCTCTGATCCCTTGTTGTACAAATTGTGTACAACATGGCTCTATAGCAATGATTCTTGGGCTTTTAAGCGTTTTCGGAACTGATATCACCCTTACGGGCGATTCCAATTCCTCTGGGATGATCGATACCATTTGGAGCTCCTCAGAAGACTCCGGACACCCAATAGGGTACCCGTTGTCAATAAGAGGGAAATAAGGCTCCAGACGATCATTCCAGTAACGCCAGGCGAATTTACTGTTTCCAGAGATTCGCTCGGCTGTTGCACCGGGACCATGCCGTGGAGTACAATTTGGAAGTGCAATTGCACTAACCATAGGACCCCATAGCACAGAAGCCACGCTAATAAACTTAGCGTTGACCTCTTCCGGCACTGAAAACACATTAAAAGACTGCTCGATGGCAGTGTAATTCGCAAAGGCTGCTTGTTCCCTTTCGGGGGTACAAGCGATCTCAATCTTGCCAAAAGCTCGACAAATTTGCCGTACGCTTCCAACAATGGTTGAAATCTCTTTGAGTTTTGCATTGCATAACCCTCCTGTCTCTCTGTCGAAAATTTGACTGGTCATACCTTGCAGAAATGCAGGGATTGACCCACTTTTTCTGAAATTTCGAAAAAGTGTTGAGTCAACAAATCCCAGTGCCAAGCTTCTTTCGAAGTCTTGACAGAATTGGGGTAGGGTAATTGTCAGAAATGACATACCCTCATTTTCGACACGTGATCTTATAGTTTCAAGATCACGTAAATCAGAGACATCAGCGGTGCACTTCGCACATGCATCTATATAGATCGCATGTGCTAACTCCAGATAGTCACTTGCAACCGGTATTAACCGGCGCTCGTAGCTTTTCATGCTGCCTCCATAACTGGGGGTCGGCATCTAGCTACTAGTGATCGCCTATTCTGGTACCAATAGTGGTACCAGTACAAACAGTACCACCACGAAATAAACGTCAAGGTTAACGGGAAGACTAACTTTCTCTTCCTAGTAACTTGTCGACGTTCGCGGCCGTTAGCCAGGCTTGACAGCCTGCCACCAGTTGTTCTGCCTGTGCAGTGGTAAACCCGAAATCGGGTCGATCAAGCACAGAGTAGAAGCTCAGCGTGTCATAATCGTTGGTTGAATCCAACGGGTTTGTCACGATGGCCTTTTGATCAACGCGTACCATGGAACGAGTTCGTCCCTTGGATACCTGATGAGAGATTGTTAAAATAAACAATCCATCAGCCGTTTGATAGTTGGCTTTTGTGCCATCTACCAAATAGCGGGCCATGACCTTAGCAACTGAATTAACGGTTACTGTTTGTGGATCAGCGAACATAGTAGTTGACCTCCAAAGTTTATTGGAATGGTTAACCTATTGCAAGATGATCCTTATCCAGGGGATCTTCTCTGGTTAAAGCAAATAGGTAGATAGATCTTGGCACCAAAAGAAACACTGGAAGCCCATGTTAACTCAAGTGATCTTTTTCACAAAAGTTACCACGGGGCCTAGTGAGTAATCTTAAGGGCAGCCAAGATCGCTAATTGACGCGGAGTTAAAAGGTTCCACGTCAGGCCAAAGCCATAAGGAGTACTTGCACCACGTCGTACTTTGCCATCAGTTTTGATGGGCCAGGACGCCGTGATAGCGCCATCCCAAAAGGGCAGCGTTTGATAAAACGTTTGCACTTTTGTGGTATGACGCATAACGTACAAGTATTGGGCAGCTACAGAATCGAGTACCATATCATCGAAAGCGTCAATGACGTTTCCGAAGTCGGTACACCAATCTACTAGCCACGTCCAAGGTGTTGCACGATAGACATTCGATGGAGAAATTCGGAGCCCATACATGTCAACTTGACGTTGTATAGTGTTCCAAGCCGAATTATAATCCGGCAAACTCGCATCGAATTCGGGCCGATAATACTTAAAGGACCCAACAGCGGAGACAAAATCATGAGTTTCCTCAATGATTTGCCAACGCGGCTGGACTCCAGTAGTAAAAAGTGTTCCAACTAGATCGCCAAGGGGTTCTACCCCCATGCCGACTCCAGATGAGATCACTTTTGATTCGGTCTTGTCATCGAGAACTACGCGCCGTCTAACGTAGCGTCCATTATCATGAGTCAACTGACTCTTGATGGCCGCTGCATTTTGAAATGTCGTATAAAACTTCGACAAATCATTTATAAACGGTGACCACCCAAATTGGTGGTTCAGAAAGGTATCTGCAGCTTTCTTTGGCTGCATAGTGTCCAAATTGCGTAAGCGTCTTGGGACAGATATATCAACTTTGTTGAAAATATCACTCCACAAATCGTGGAAAGTCCTAGACGTTGACCGCAGCATACGAGGGATATCCCTCATCTCTGCAGCAAACACAAAGGCACTAGCTTTCTGAATTCGAGGCCTACATCTTTTGTAAGCCCGTAGTTCATATTCCGTCGTAGAGGGCACAAGGGACTGACCGGTAACTAATGCAGGAATACTAGAAGTATCCTGCCAGATACCGAGTGGCCAAAAGCCACCTACATAATGCACACGACCAGTACCAATTCCATAAAAGGAACGAGTAATGTCGTGGCTATTGTAGCGTCCCGAAGCCTGAACCCGAGGGTTCGGTAATTCCACAGAAGTAATCCACAAGTCGTCTCCTTGTCTGTACGGTGGGCCGGAATGTAAATAATCCCGGCAACACTTTCCAGATTGGAGACCTGCTTTAATGTCAGACGATTCATCTCGTATTTTTACGAGATGTCCGGGTGACGTTTCCAGGTACATAGTACCTAGTGGCAACTTCTTCCAGCCAGTCGTAGGGGAATCCCTAAGACCTGGCGAGAGTTCGTACTTGGTACGGATTCTGGGAATACCAGACGGCATAATGCTAACCTCCTTATGAAAGTATTC